TGTTGCCAATCCTACATATATACTGTCACCAGGACTGGAGAAACTAAGAGAGTTATTTTTGAATATAAAATGTAATATTCTTCTCTCTAGATAATTGGTTGATGCATTTGCTGTTGCCATTGTTTACTCCTATGTTCTTGGTCTTGATGGTAGACCAACTCTATAACCGTCAGTGTTTTCTCTTGCTTCACCTAAGTCTTTTACTCTTTCTAAGTATTGTGTGTATAGCCCATTATAACTTTGTATAACGTCTGGCTCACCTTTCATAAAAGTATAAGCCTCAACAAGAGATCCGTAAAGTAAAGCAAAAGGTGCATTTGTACTAACCCAAGTTGTACCGCTATCAGCACCAGCAGTTATACTAGCTGGTCTGTAAAAATAATGTAGTTCTAAAGCATAATTACTATTAGGTGTAGGGGCTACAATAAAATTGTTTTCATCAAACCTAGCGTAATATTTTGGAACACCAGTTGTTGAAGAAGCAGGTGTATGCTCTCTTATATAGTTAACGTCTTTTTGTAATAAAAAACCTTCTGAGCCAGATGTTGTTATTTGTAAAGAAAACGATGCTAAATAATCTGAAGGTACAGTTAAAAACTGATCTGAAGACGTAAATGCACTCGTCACATTTTTCCTAAAATAGTCTAAATCTACAGTCTTTAAAATTTTTTCTTCTGATGCTTTTATAAAATTAGGTAAGTTATTAACGAAAGCTGTTTCACTATTATCTGTATAATCTTGTATAGCTGTTTTTAATGTAGCTAATGTAAAACTCATTTATGCCCCCAACGTAACTGGACCAGCAGTTGCATTACGCCCACCACCATTTACACTTCCTATTAATGATGTACCACTACTTGCAGTAAAAGTATAGGTATTATCGTCAACTTTCGTTATACTATATCCATCTGCTTTTTCTAAAACAGTTGTTGTAAACCCATCAAAACCAACTATGTTTCTAAACCGAACAGTATCACTACTAGCCCTTCCATGGTTCTTTTCTACTACTGTAATTACGGCACTGCCCGAACTACTAGATAAAAAAGGATTTAAACCTAATAATGTTTCAACAGTACTTTCCGTTTTTACATCAGGTCTACTTTCTCGTAAAGACTGTGAATCTATAACTGTTCTATGTGGGTCAAGTTGTTCATGCTTTTCCTCGTATTCAGAAATATGTACCACAGAGCCATTCCACTCTTTTATTCTTTCTCTATATGGAAAACGCATACCACTTCTATCTGATAAAAAGTAGGCGTGTTTTCCTCTTGCAAAAGCCATTAAATATATCTTTCATACGGTAATAGTTTTAAACTTGTTCTATCTCTATCCTCAGTAGCAGCTCTATCGAACTCTTCATCATATATAGCTTTTAATAGTTGCACCCTATCAGGAGCTTTCTTTATAGATAAATAGTACGCTAATCCTGCAGCAAGACAAGGATAAAACCTAAAAGGTATATCTACTGTATTAGTAATAGCATCGGCATCTTCTATTCTTGTTAGTCTATCGTAAACTAAACTATATGTTGCATTTGGTGTTGGATATAATCTAATTTTCGGTACGACTTGTCTATCAATATAAAACTGGGTTGGTCTTGACTCAGTTAGCTTGCTAGAAATATTTAAATAAGTATCTCTACCTATTCTCGTAATAGCTGTATCTGTTTGAGAGGCAGTACCTGCGTTTTCTCTTATTACAGCAGATAATACGTCTATTGTATCTGCTGCTAAAGTATATTCTGTAGTACCATCTGTAATAGTTGTAGTCGTTTGAGTAATAGTCCACCGATTTAAGCCACGATTCGCCCAATCTGCAAACATAAGGTTCAAAGATCTTTTTGCTGTTCTTAGGTCATATCCTGTTCTAACTTCTAAACCACATCGCTCAAAAGCCTCTTCGATATAATCATCTACAGCAAGTTCAAAATCAGATGAACCAGAAGTTGCCATTACTTCTTACCCTTTTTATCCATATAGCCACCCATAGCCATTTTTCCAACAGAGCCACCACCCATGTAACCACCCATCATTTTCTTTTCGATCTCACCATCCATGTAGCCACCTTTAGCCATTTCAGTGACATCTACAGATTTTCCTGGGTTTAGTTCTTCCACAGAAGACATCATACTACCTCCCATTTTTTTACCTTTTACATTTTGTATTGCCATATTTAATGGGCTTTTATTCATTCCTGGCATTTATGCTCTCCTTTTTCTTTTTAATGCTTTTACGTTTCTTGGCTTACCTTTACTTGGTTGTCCTAAAGCAACTTTCTGTCTAACCCTACTACGTTTTTCTGCAGATGTTAATTCTTTTGTTGTTTTAGGTGTCTTAGAACTAATTCTTTTACTTGGTCTACAATATGGTGTTCCTCTTTTTTCGCCCTTTTTCCTTCCACATTTTTTGCCTGAACGAACATCTTTCCAGTCTTCTTTAAACCATCTTTTTAGTGCTAAGCCTGCTTTTGTTTTTCTTACAGCCATTATGCACGTTTCGTTTCTTTTCTTTTTTTATTCATAATAGCCCCACAACCTCTCGCTATGTTTGGATTGCTAGATGGTCTTTTTGCTCCCATATAACCACCGAGAACTTTCTTCTTTACTTTAGATTTATTGCCATAATTTGCAGCACCAACTTTTCTACACTTAGCTATCGAACCACTAGCATAAGCAGAAGGAAATACTTTATATCGTGCTTTTACTTTTCTGTAACAAGCGTCTTTAGGCATTTTTTGTCACCTTCTTTGTCTTTTTCTTTTTAAGTTTTTTAAAATCTGCACCTGTAATTTTATTTTTAGGTGGTGCCATTCTTGCTAGTTTCTTTTGTTTTGAAGTCAAAGACATTTTCTTTTTCCTTTTCTGAGGTGGTTTAGTAATCTGCTGTCGCATGGAAGATCTTGCCATAACCATTAAAATATTTTCTCCAATACTGCAACACCAATAATAACACCATATAAACCCCAAAGTCTACCATCTAAAGATTTAAGTTTATCTTGGATCTCTGCATATCTTTTATCACATTGAGCTTCATGTTTTTCTAATAGTTTTAAAACGTCTGCTGCTTTCATTAACACTTCCACCTTCTTCTAGCTTGTCGTAAACGACTATTAGGGTTCTTTGCTGCTTTAGGAAACTTCTTCATCTGACCAGCACTTCTTGCACAAAAAGACTTTCTTCTCTTCGATGCTTTACTACCTTTTTTAACTTTTCCAGTAACAGCTGTTTTTAGTTTACTTCCAGGATTGGCTCGTCTATAGGCTTTAACACCTTTAGTCGTCATTCCTGCTCCAGACTTAGTAGAACGGAAATTACCAGACCTAACTGAAGTCTTTATTGGTTTTTCTTTTCTTTTCTTCTTTTCAGCCATTAGGATAAAAATAAAGTTAATTTATTTCCTGACCCTGTAAACCCATGAATATAAGCTCCACTTTCTGCTAATATTCCTTGATCTGGGATGTTTAAAGTATGTAATCCAGTAGGAAAACTTTGAAGCAATAATGTTGCTCCACCTGATCCATCTTTAATTGTTAATACACCAGCAGAATTTCCAAATATAACAATTTGTCTTATTCTAGAACGTGCTGGACCTAAAACAGCAGCACTATCACCCTGATTAATGTTAAATGCCTTGGTGTCTGAACGACCTGCCATACTTATCTCCTTATAAAAGAGGGGGGTATGAAACCCCCTTAATTATGCTGCGTAGCCCATCAATTCGATGAATAACTTACCTGCTGTGTAATCTGCATCTGTTGCAGCACCTGTTGTTAAGTATAAAAATTCATCTGCTGCAGGAACACCAGTAAAATAAACTTTACTTCCAGTTGTTGCATCTCCTGCATTAACTAACAATGTTTCTGTTAAGTCAGCAATAGCACCGTCTTCTACTCCAGTTCCTTCTGTTGCGGAATGTACGTTAATGTCTGGATCACCACCTGCTGGTGCTTCAAAACACTCCATACTACCTGTTAAGATTGTTCCGTTTCTAGCAGCAGTTATCTGACCAATATGACAAACTAAAGAAGTTCCATTAACACCAATGATGTCAGCTCCACCTGTTGATCTTAATCCAGTTAAGTCAATTAGAATTCTTGTTGTAATTATACCACCAACTCTTTGAACGGAACTTCTGTAGATGGTTCCAGTTCCAGTTGTAATACCTGTTCCTGCTTCTACTGCCATTGTATTAGCATCCATAGATGCGAATCCAGCAGAAGTTATTGACATTTGAGTTGTTTCTACTCCAGTTGTTGCTGCAGTAGCAATAGATGAGTAACCACCTTCTGAACGTAAAGTTCCTTTAAAAGTTGTATTAGCCATTTTAATCTCCTATCTTGGCTTTGTCAATCACGGGATGTGATTGTTAGGGTTAAAATTAATATATAATAAAAAAGGGTGACTGACTAGTCACCCTTTTATTTTTATTTATGCTCCTGGGCTTCCAAAGACACATCTTGGGTCTGAAAAACCAAAAGAGTATCTTTCTCTTGCCTTAAATCTCATATTTCCAGTATCGAAATCACCTTCCATCTGAGTTTTAATTGGTGCACGCTCAAAATGTTTAAAACCATTTGGAGCATCAGTTTTGATAAAGAACGCATCTGTATCTGTTAAGAAATGGTTTACAACGTAACCTTGTGGTAACATTCCCATATTCTTAACTGCGTTTACATCATTATCAGCAGTTCCTGGACGTAGAGCAGATTGTAATAATCTGTCAGCAATAAATTGCAATCCTGAAGGAATAATTAACTTCATTCCTCTTAACGCAATTTTTAGCCCTCTCTCATCAGTAAAGCCAGCGATTGAAATTAAAGCATCTTCTAAAGATGTTTCATTTAAATCTGCTGCAGCAACATTGTCCAACGTACCACCACTTGTTAGTGGGTGGTCTGCTGCACACAATGCTTTTCCGTCTCCACCTGCGGATGCACCACCTGTGAAAGCGTTATTAAGAATTGCTGCTGCTTTGACTTGCTTTGTATGAGCCATAGATCTTGCTAAAGCACGAGTGTACCTTGAACCAAGTCTGTCATAAAGGTTGTCTTCGATAGCCTCTTCTGTAATAGAAAACGCTAACGCTACAGTTTCATGAGTGAAACGAGCAGTAAATGCTTCGTTTGCAGTATCAAAATTAACTGTACCACCTTCAGACTTTGTTGGTGCTGCACCGAACCCAGAAAGCATGACTTCCTCTTCAAACGCTCTGTCTGAAGACTCTGTATCAAAAATTTCTGAATGCTCGTTTTCGTACCTACCATATTCCATACCGAACAATGCGTTCAATCCTGGTTCTAGCTCTTTAGCTAGTTGTGCACGTGAAATCGCCATTATTCACTCTCCCTTATACGCCAGTTGTAGAAACAGTACCAGCAGCAATAGAACCAGTTGGTGCATTGAAGTGGTTGTTTATACGAACAATTAATGGAATACCAGCAGCAGTAAAATCAGAATTTTCAGGGTCATCTTGGACACCCATAATTCTTAATGCTAAAGTGTTGGTAGTTGCTATAGTATTTAAATCTGCTGTTGCAGAGGAAATACCAGTAGTTGTTGAACCACTATTTCCAGTTGCGAAAGCAATATTTGCAAATACTGCTGCACGAATCTCTGCTTCAGTATTTGCTGCAGATACTACGTTAGAAGTACATATAGTAAATAACTGATTAGGATTATCGTACAAGAAAGCCTTTACAGGGAAGTTACTGTCCGCCCCTGATCCTGGCCAATAGTTAGAGAATATTTTTTCTCCAGTTGTTGAAGAAACATACTCACAACCGTTAAAGACACCAGCGATACCGACGTTTCCACCTGCTGCTGCCTGTAGATCGTCAATAACTCCTGCTGCCAATGGGATAACTGCCATGCCCTGAAAAATAGGATTACTATTATCAGACGCAATACGATATTCAGTTACTCCAGAAGTATAGGGTGCTGCACCCAAAATGCCTATCGGTTTTAAACCGAAGGCTACATTACTGTTTGCCATAATTCATATCTCCGAATTAAAGTTAAAATAAGATCCTTAAACTTTCGTTCTTGGACCACCAAAAGTTACTCGGCTATCCCCTTCTTTGCTTATAGGCATCAAAGGGTGCTGTTCTTTCATAAGATCATTATCTACGGCTGTCATCTGATCTGCAGTTTGACTTGCAAAATAAGCTGCACGGCTTTCAACAATCTCTTCTGGGATCTTGGCTAATAATAACCCACCAACTCCGATTACACCAGCATGCTTTCCGTCTTCAATAGTCGGTGCATGAAAATCTGGATATTCGTCAGCACGAACAAACTCCCATCCCTCTCGTAAACGAGAAGCGACATTTTTGGAATCTGAAAATCCTCGTACTTCGGATCTTATCCATCTGAATTTATAGCCTTCAGGGGCTTGAGGTGTTTCTAAAGATGATGCTGGTTTCCAAGGTCTCTTGCGTTCTTGCGTTGAACGAGTTTCAGCAGCACGTGAGGTTCTATTCGT